TATTGGATTTAAGCCTGCGGCTTTTAGGTCGACTATTTGTCGTTGGTGTGCTGTGTTGGACATTCGTTCTTGGAAGTCCATTTGTTTTTGATTGGCTTCTGTTTGGAAGTCCATTTGTTGTGCTGTAGATATTTGTGAGAATTGATTTGCTAGTTGAGCTTGTTCTGCTTGTGCTTGATTTTGGAATGACCCTCCGAGTAGAGAGAGACCCCCTGAAAGGAGGTCTCCGCCGGTGATACCACCGACTAGTTTTTTACCGAAGTCAAATATGGAGGAGAAGATCCCCCCAATTTGGCGTTTTTGTAGGTTGCCGTTAATGGTTTTCATATGCTTTCTTAGAAATGGTCGATGAGTCCGGGCACTCCGTAAAGAGGCATAGGTCGTGCTGTTCGCATTTTGATGTATGAATCGAACAGGAAGTGAGGCTGATCAGGGACAGCGATAATACGGTCAACGGGAGGGTTTTCTTCGATAAAGTCATTATCGAGGACTGGTAGTGTCTGGAAATCTTGCGCGAGATGCCAAGCATCGAGTGAGTCTACGGCAAGGGATCTGAACTTTCCAGTGATTAGTGATGGTTTATAGCGATATTCTGCGAAGCGTTCTTGATAACCGAACACTTCTGCGTCTTGGATTCCCGCGCCGCCTTGAGCGAATATCTCTTTATTTAGTACGGCTTGTTCGCCTATGTGCGATAGTGCGGGCCAGTAGTAGTCAAAGCGTGTTTGTCTTGACCACATACGATTGAGGCCCTGTTGATAGGTCAGGTCAGCGCGGACGGAGACCATGCCTATGAGGATACAGTGTTCTGTGAAGGATTTTGTGAAGCCGTGGCCCATTATTTGGGCTGTGCCGATTGCTGCTAAGTTAGCTTGTGGTGAAGCATCGGGGCCTGAAGGGTCTGTTTCGGAGGTTTGGGCTACAGGGTTAATCATTACTGGTGTTGAGCCGCCACCGAGATATTCGGGGCGTTGTAGCCTTGAGTCTGGTGATGTTACTCCGAAGTGTGCTTTTATTATTTCTGTGTAGCGTGTGCCGCCTCTAGCGTCACGTTCTAGCATTTTCTGAATTTGAAATGCTTGTCTTAATTGATTGATTGTAGCTGCTGTAGCTTGAGATAGATCCGTATACATTTGTGACGCTATGCCTCCGGCTGCAGCGTCTAGTAATACGGTTGGTTGGTTACCTGTTAGTACATGGTCGTTGTCGTTATCTTGGGTTGCCTGTACTGATATATTATTGCCGATGTCTGCATCGGTTGAGATTGGTGCTCGTGTGCCGAGTGGTAGGTCGATTGAATCGCCTTTTTGTGGGAATGGTAGTGATGATATGAAGTAGTCATGACGCTTTCCGCGTCTTTTTAGGCGGTAGTCTGTTTCTAGGTCTGGCCCATCGCCTTTATTATTTGCGATGGAGTCTTGTAAGTTTTCATCTCGGAACCATTCGTTCCAGATGAGATTATATGCTCGCATGTGCATGGCATTGTGTATCAGGTCGTCTGCGCCTGTTGGTATGCCCATGTAATCTGCGAGTGTTTCCGCAGCATAGCCTGCGGGTGGTGCTTGTATTGTTGGTATAACAAAGTCAGTTGAGTCCGTTGGGTTGTCTTGTTCGCCATTGAATCTTTGCCAATTATCCCATAGTAGGCGGTATGGAACCGCGAAGAAGAAGGTGTCCATGAACATATTGTCCATGATTGGGAATATTGGTGTGGCGAGTCTTGCTAGTGCATTTACGCGCAGGTTGAATGTGTCGCCGGGGAGTGCTTCGTCGACATAGAAGGGGATTAATAGTCCTGCGTCGAATGTTGTTTTATATCCGTGTGAACGGTTGAATGATGAGCGTGGTATTTCAGCCTTTGGAACTTGGCTGAATTGATGAGTCATGTGAGATTTTGATTGTCTGCGGCGTGTCATTTTGTGTCTCCTGAGATTGGGATTATTTCGGCTTCACGGACGTTTTGTATGTAATCGAGTCCGGTGCCGAGTGCTTTATGTGGTGTGTGATAGATTATTTCGCCAGTGTTATCGTCGAATTCTCCGAGTTCCCATAGTGAATAGTCTTCAGGGTGGCGATGGAATGATGAGCCGTCGTCTTGAACCGCATCTTGAAATGAGCGTATTGCCATATTTTTGTTATGCATGAAGAATGGCGGTAGATATGCGAGGGCTTTTGAGTCGTGTACTGAGTATATGAATTGTATCATTATAGTTTTCCTTTATTGAGTTTTGCGTACGCGCATTGTTCGCGTACATTGAGTCTTTGAACTGTTTGGTCGTGCTTTTGTTTTCTTGCCTGTTTTATCCTCATTTTTTTAATTCGTTTTAGTTTAGTTTCATCATGTGTCTGATAGATTCTATCGTAATATTTAGGGATTGGTTTTTTCTTTCCCTTGATAGAAATGAAGTCAGAGGGATAGCAGTCGTCTTGAAATTTGTCGTACCAGGTACGACCGATTGCTTTGTTTCTGGACATGGTTGCGTATTCTTTTTTGAGTTCAACGAGTTCTCCGAAGCGCGTTATATGTTGATAGTGTTCGAAGTATCGATCCGGGCTTTTTCCGGGCGTGTAAGTGATTTTTTTTGTTACGTATTTGGCGACGTATTGGGCTGTTTCGTAGGTTACCTGTGCAATTGTGCAGAAGCCCATTCCCCATATCTTCGATAATGTGTCTGATATGTACAGGTTGTTGTCGTCGCGTTTCCATAATTCTAGGTCGTTAAATTCGTGTCCGAATATTATTGCGTGATAGTGTGGGCGGCGTTGTTCTGAGCCGTATTCCCCACAGTGGAAGAATTTGATTTTTATTGGTTTTATTTTGAAGCGATATCGCTTCATGAAGTCTTGAAAGTGTTTCAAGTTTAGAGACTCGTTTGTAGGTAGATGTTCGTCGTCGTAGGTTAAGGTTATGAACATAGATGAATCGTGCATTTGGTTTTCGTGAACCATTCTGGTTGCCCAGTGCATTGAGTATTGAAGTTTGCAACCGATGCATTGGTTGCAAGGTATTGTCATCGGTATGTCGATGTATGCGTTGTTGGTGGAGAATGTAATTCCTCCACCTTTTGCTTTGAAGCATTTTATTGGGTGATAGCAGGGCATTTTTATGGCCTTTTATTTGAATATTATCCATGTGCATATTGCGAAGTAGATGATGATTGATAGGAGTTCCATTTTAGAGTCTTATGCCTCCGCGCATTGGTCTGCCCGATATATTTCTACGGTTTGTGCGAGAGGCTGATTTACGGAACATTTTTCGTGATTTACGTCTTGAGAGTTTGCGTCTGTAGGCCATTTTGGGTCTCCTTTTTGGTTGATTTAGACAGTTTTGCTGTCAGTGGGTACAGTAACATCAAGTGAGGACTGTACTTTTTCCGGGATTATATCCGGGGTATCTTCGATGATTGGGTAATCCGATAGGCCGAGATTGTAGAGTTCGGATTTGTTTTTAGGGTCTTGGACGAAGTCCAAGAATGTGCCCGGGTCGTTGTTGAATTTTGTCCGGGCTTTTGATGGCAGATCGTCGAACATATCGTTCGCGATTTGAATCATGTTTAGTGATTCGTGTAGGTCTTCAGATGTGGCGAATCCATAATTAGCGGAGTGAGTGTTGACATGGTCTATTACTCCCGTTTTTTGGTATTTTGCCATTATCTGATTTATATCACATTCTTTTTTGTGATTTTGTTTTGTTCTGCCTTTTCCTGAGAATGTTATTGAACATCTCAGGTGGTGTTTTTGTGAAGTTCGAGTCATGTTTTATTTTCTCCTTATTAGAGTTGAGATTTTTGTGGGAATACACGGTGGAATTCCGGGCTACTCATTTTTTTTTTGTATTTGCTTCCTTTAGAGAATACTTTTCCGATTGCGCCAGTTGCGCGTCCGGCGGGTGTGAATGAGTAGATTGTTTTTAGGATTGCTAATAGTGATGCACCGATGCCAACAGTTTTGGCCCCGGTTGCAATCATTAGCATATTAGGGCCGACAATATTCCAGAAGGCTTCTTTGCCTTTGTGTTCGGCCATTAGTGTTACGAGTTGCGCGAGTTTTTCTTTTGCCGCTTTTGACTCGGTAGTTTTTATTAGAATTTGTATTCTATTTAGAGCTTGTTCTTGAACCATTAGTTTTTGTTTACGGTTCAAGTTTTTTTCTGTTTGCTCTAGATTTTTTATTTCTTGTTCCATTTTGGCGCGTGTGATTGGTGCAGTTATAGTTTTTTCGTCTACTTCTGCTGCCTGTGCGATTTTAAGGTCTGTGTCTGCTGATATGTTTTTTACTTGTTCTTGAGTTGATTTTGCAGACCAGTAGGATTGGACGGCAGGAGATAGAACGTCTTTTACTTGAGCTTGTTGTCCGGTGAATGATGAACCGGACGATGTTGCGCCTGATGGTTGAGTTGCGCCGCCATAGCGTGCGCTGAGTATTGGATTTAAGCCTGCGGCTTTTAGGTCGACTATTTGTCGTTGGTGTGCTGTGTTGGACATTCGTTCTTGGAAGTCCATTTGTTTTTGATTGGCTTCTGTTTGGAAGTCCATTTGTTGTGCTGTAGATATTTGTGAGAATTG